GCAGCAGGTGGAGCAGCAGGTGGAGCAGCAGGTGGAGCAGCAGGTGGAGCAGCAGGTGGAGCAGCAGGTGGAGCAGCAGGTGGAGCAGCGGCAAAATCTGCCGCTAGTTCAGGCGGAACTTCTACTAAACCCAAAGGTTTTATAGCAGGTGTAAAAGCAGGTCAAAATCAAGGATTATCAGCATTAAACGATCCAAATGTTGTTGGCAGCACATCTAGTGGATCAGCAGGTGGAGAAGAAGATCCAGCAGGTGGAGCAGCACCAGCAGGTGGAGCAGCACCAGCAGGTAAGCCAGCAGCAGGTGGAACAAAACCAGCAACGTCAACAACACCGCCAAGTGCCACAGATATAAACAAGGCAGGTCCAAAAGGTACCGCTCAAGCTAAACCAATTCAAGGTACTGTGGCTAAACAGGCAGCTGCTAAAACTGGTGCAGCATTAGCAGGTCAAGATCAAGCACAGGCCGGTCAAACAATGTATTCTCAGGTTAAAGCTAACGTTGACAAATTAGACAAAAAAGGCAAGCAGAGAATTTTGCAATTGTTACAAAAATCTTTAACAGCACCAGAAGCTAAACCAGCAGCAGGTGGTGCAATGGGCCAGATGGCTGGCCAATTAGCTAAAGGTGGAGCAGTACCTAACACTATGGCTAATGCTCCAGTTAGTAAAACTAACAAGGCTAAACCTGGTAATCCAAATTTAGCACAAGCCGCAGAGCCGGCATCGGTTGCACCTAGTGCAACTACAACAGCACCAGCTGGTAAAAAACCAGTTCGAGTAACAGGTAAAAAAGCAGCACAACCTGCGCCTCAGCAACAGATGGCCAGCAAAATTAACGCTGGCAGTATGGTACTTGAAGGGTTTAGTCTTTTTAGAAAGAAATAAACAAAATAAAAGGACTCTAGGAGTCCTTTTTGTTAGAAGAACGGTAACTGCGTCTTCTTGGTAGTTTCTAAATTGTCTTTGATTATCTCTCCAACAATTTCTCTTTCATCCCAACTGAGATTCATGGCTTCAGCATAGCTCATACCTCGCATATACCAAGCCAGTTGAAAAGCTTCTTTCTTGATCTTCCGTACTTCTTTCTCCATCTTTTCGGCTTCCTGTAAGATCTCCGGTACGGAAAGTTTTAAGATCTTACTGCGAAAAAATTTGATTGATCCATAGTCACCGGCATTAGAAATTCTGTTTCACAGCTAGTACACTTGACTTCTTGTGCAGGAATGTCAATCTTGCTTTTTAATGCCTGAACATGATCTGCAATGGCATTGAAAATTTCTTTAGGTGAATTGTGAATAAAGTTTTTTATTTCAGTCTCATCAGTTTCAATACCGTCTGGAGTTTCTATCTGTGCCACACATTGAGCAATTACATCAACTGTTAATTGTGTGAGTTTGCTAAAACTCTTGCCAAACTTGTCTAATTTTTCTTCATCACTGAGCGTTTCGTCATTGATCACCCCAAAGATACGCTGTTGTTCTAAACTCTTGAGACTGGTTTGAGTCATCTCTAGATAGGTATAAGGTCTAACATAAACAGTTAATGGTTCAATTAAAACTTTAGCTTCAAACTGAAATTGATTTAATTTTTCTAACCAAGTGTTGAGATTAATTTCATAATCATTTTCTGCAGCACAACTTGGGCAATTGGTACTGACTTCCATTTTTTCACCGTAGGTTGCAATACGCACAGCTACAAGTGCAGCGTCAACATCAATGCTAGGCATCTTCCAAGGATCTTGAATTGCAGGAATACAACTTTTGAGAACTTCTACAGTGCTTTGACCATTTAACAGTGCATCTGGAGTTTTAAACATCAGTTCATCTTTGGCAGTCATTGCATACACCGCATAGTCGCCTGTGGTGCTTATATCCAATGAACCTTTAGCATAGTATTCACCCTTAGATGGCAACCTAATATAGATTTTAGGCTGTCTGTACCAATTAGACAACATGGTCTTTTTGGGCTGTAGGGGTTGGTTGTTTTCCATAGATTTAATCTCCAATAAATACTATTAACGGTATCTTATTTATATACGCAGTTTTTCCGGAAAAATAAATGGCTCAAAAAGTAGAAATTGACATCCCTGGCGTTGGCAGAGTTACTGCTGACAATGCCGCATCAGAACATACTTTAAATGAATTGTTAAAAGTGATGCAGGGCATCCAAAAACAATTTAAATCAGGTACAGGACCCGGTGGATCTGCTGGACAAGGTGCTGTTGGCGGTGCTAAACAACCTGGCGGAGCGTCTGCTGGAAACCCCGGCACAAATAAAGCTCAACAGCAACAGACACAACAAACAGGAAAAAGCAGTCAGGCTTTGACCAAATTGGGAGTAGCCACAGGTGTAGCTGCTAAAGGTTTTGATAAAATAACAACAGGAGCAGGAGTAGTTGCAGGTAGTTTTCTAGGACTTGCAAATGGTGCAACTAATTTAATAAATCAATTTGCCAATATGGGCAACAGCCTAACAAGTGCTGCACAAACATTTAATGCCATTCCAGTAGTTGGTGGATTATTGGCAAATGTATTTGGCGCAGTGGCCGCCGCTGCTGAAAAGCAACTGGGGTCTTTTCAACAGTTGGCAAGTGTTGGTGCTACATTTGGCGGCAGTATGACTGCAATGACCAATGCTGCAAGTGGGGCAGGATTGACAGTAGAACAATTTAGCAAAATTGTATCTAGCAACGGTCAGGCTATGGCTGAACTAGGTGGAACTACAGAAGCGGGAGCTAAAAGATTTGCTGACCTTGGCAAGAAGATGAAACAGAGTGGTTTAGGTGATGAACTGTTACGATTGGGATATTCCACTGAAGGTATCAACAAAGGAATGGCCGGCTACATAGCTACAATGGGATCTAGCGGCAGACTACAAGGTGCTAGTAATACTCAACTGGCACAGGGTGCTGCTACCTACATGAAAGAGCTAGATGGTCTGTCCAAGATTACAGGACAAAATAGAGAGGACTTGGCTAAAGAAAGAGAAAGATTGGCCAAAGATGCTCAGGTAGAAGCTGCTATGCAGCATCTGGATGAAAAGCAACGATCGGATATGTTGACTTACATACAGAGTTTTCCCAAAGCACAACAAAGCGCCATTAAAGATATGTTGGCCACTGGCACCATTACTTCTGAAGAAGGCGTAAAAATGGCAGCCATGTATCCCAAATTGGCCAGCCAGATGCAGGCACACGGACGTACATTGCAGGCAGGCGGTCAAATCAGCAAAGAGGCTATGAATACCACTAGGAACGCAGGTATTGAAGAAGCAAGAGAACGTAACAAGACTCTAAAAAGTGTTGGACAATTTAACAAAGAAATGGGGGACACCTACAGTGGCGGTGCTGAGTTAGCAAGACAAAAAATTAACGGATTGTCTCAAGCCACACAAGAACAAGCTGATGTAGCAAAAAAAGCTAGTCAAGCAGAAGCACTAGAAAAATCTAAACAAAGACTAGCAGAATTTAGTAACACAATGACTAATTTCTTAGCCAATAGTGGTCTAATTGATACCATGATGAGTGCTTTTGAAACATTAGGTACTGTAGTTACTGCTGTAGCGGTACCTGTGTTTAATGTATTTGCAGGTGTTCTAAAAGCTGTAGCACCATTTATTACAGGGACTCTAGTGCCTGCTTTTCAAATATTAGGAAATTTCTTAGTTAATGGGGTTTTTCCAATATTTGAAAAACTAGGTAATGTAATTGGAAGCATGTTAAGTCCTATAATAGAAAGTACAGGAGGTGTGCTTGGACTGTTTGAAACTTCACTTTATAAAGTTAGTGATTTTATTGAAGACAATCTAGAACCAATATTAGCCGTGTTTATGGGCGTAGTTGTTGGACTTACTGCTGCCAAGGTTGTGGCTACTGCTGCGGCATGGGCTAGCTCAGCTGCTGACATGGCAAAGTCGGTAGCATCATTACCGTTTATTGCATCATTAGTAGCAATGGCAACAGGAGTATGGGCTGCTGTTGCACCTTTTCTAGCACTAGCGGCTCCTATACTTGCTGTAGTTGCTGCTGTGGGATTATTAGTATACGGTGCTAAAAAACTAGGTGTTGATTTTAAAGTATTGAGTGATGCTGCTAGTTTTGTTGGTAGTCTTATCAAAACAGTATTCTTGCAATTTCAAAAGGGATTGTTTAGTCTACTAAATAAAATCCCTGGTATGCGAGGAGATTTCGATGAAGCTATCAAAGGCATCGATCAACAATTAACATCCGAAGGTGAAAAACGCGGACAGCTGACCGATGATATGGGCAAGCGTATGGAAGCCAATCAAGCCAAAGACGCCGCAGACAAGGCTGCTCAAGCTAAAACTGAAAGAGAAAATCTTAGAAAAACAAATCCAGCAGAAGCCAAAAAATTAGACGACAGAGACAAACGTGATGCAGAAATAGCAAAACGCAACGAACAACGTGAAAAAGATGCTATTGAACGCAAAAAACAGGCTGAATTAAAAGCGGTTGGAGATAAAACAGAAGCGGAGAAAAAAGCAGAAGAGGCCAAAAAAGAAACTAAAGAAGTGGATATGTCTAGTCCACAGGCAATGTTAAAATCATTTAGTGAACAACAGAATGGATTTTTTGCCAACAATATCAAAGCAGCACAACAGCAACAAGAAAAAGAAAAGTCACTGGCTTCAGCAAGAACAGAATATCAAGAAGCTGAGAAAAAATATGCAGCTGCCAAAACTGATGAAGAAAAAAAATCATCGGGAGAATTGTTGACTGCTGCAGGAAAACGTCTAGAAACTGCTAAGAAAGAAAAAGAAGAAGCTGATAAAAATGCCAGTAAACTTAAATCAGCTCCTGGTAAGCCTAAAGAAGAAGATGACAAGGGTACAGACAAACTAAAATCATCACAGCAACAACGAGAAAAAGCAAACGAAGCGTATAATAATGCAGTAGCCGAATCAGGTAGAGCAAGAACTGCTGAAGAAAAAAAAGCTGCTGACGAAAAAGTTCAAGCAGCTAAAGAACACATGTTAAAAACTGCTAAAGTTGAGGAAGAAGCTAGAACAGCAGTTACTGAAGCAGCAAAACTTAAAGAAGAAACAATACAAACACCTTTAGGTTCAATGCAATCATTGGTCAAAGATGGTATTATTCCTACAACTATTGCTTTTCAAGACTTAATCAAGAAAGGCATTATGCCTATGTCAACTGGTCAGATTGGTCAACGTGAAGGCGGTAGAAAAGCTTCAGCAGGAGGTGGAGGCGGTGGAGGTGCTGGAAAAACTTCAGCAGGTGGTGGCGGTGGCGGAGGTGGAGGTGGATCAGCAGGGGCTGCGTCATCATCTGGAGGTGGCAGTGGTGGAGGTGGCGGCTCTGCAAGTGGAGATCTAAGTGGTCCAAAATTGCCAGCTGTGGGAGACAAACAACCAACCGGAGTATCACCAGAAAGCATGCAGGCTGATGTTGGTGACTTATCAAAATATCTAAAACTTCAACCTGGAGTAAATCTACAGGGTCTAGAACCTGGAGTTCAAAAACGTCTTGCTGGAATGGCTTCAGAATATTTTAATACCACTGGACAAAAAATACAGATCAATACTGCCTATAGAGATTCAAAAGAACAAGCAGAATTATTTAAAAAGTACGGATCACCAAGAGCAGCTCCGCCAGGCCGTAGTAAACACGAAGTTGGCTTGGCCTTTGATATGAATTCTGCAGATGCTAACAAAGCAGTAGGTCTAGGTTTATTTGAAAAATTTGGTTTTGCTCGTCCGGTTAGTGCAGAAGCTTGGCATATTGAAGCTAGGGAAGCTCGAGGAGGATCTCCTGATAATCCAGCAGCGCCTGGCAAGGGAGTAATGGTTGCTGGCGCTGGTGGAAAAGCAACAAGCCCAGATTCGGGTAAACCTTCAGCAAAAAACGGAGGCGTTATAAAAGGACCGATGAGTGGCTACGGAGCAAACTTACACGGCACAGAAGCAGTAGTTCCATTACCTGACGGGAAAAAAATTCCGGTGACTGTAAACGGAATGTCTGATTTTAAATCTGTAGTATCGTCAGCGCAAGGAGGATTATCAGCTTTAGGAGCTGATTCTAACGCATCTGCTCAGCCAACAGCCGGTACCACCGACACTAGCGCATCTTCGAGTGCAGATAGTGGATCTGGTCAAGAAAGTGCAGTATCATTGTTATCTTCGTTAAATAACAAGATGGATCAACTAATATCCATCAACGGACAATTGGCCAATATTAATAGTGACCAACTACGTGTGCAAAAAGGATTTAGTTTTGGTGATATGTTTAAATCACCTGTATAATTTGGAAGAACAATGAGCTGGAAAAAGTACTTCACACCGGTAAAAATAGAAAATCAAACAGGATCAATGAGTCCTATTGGCGGTGGCCGTCCGGGTCCTGCCCGTGCAAACTATTCCAGTTTTCTACCAGATGTTTATGCAGGAAGTCCCAATCGTGTTGAACGATATATGCAGTATGATACCATGGACATGGATTCAGAAGTCAATGCGGCACTAGACATACTTGCAGAATTCTGCACACAAAAAGACAAAGAAAATGCCACACCGTTTCATTTTTACTTTAAAGGCAAACCTACTTCAACAGAAGTAAAATTACTAAAAGACAGTCTTCAAAAGTGGACCAAACAACAACAATTTGAAACAAGAATATTTCGCATAGTGCGGAACACATTCAAGTACGGAGATTGTTTTTTCGTTAGAGATCCTCAAACACAAAAATGGTTGTTTGTTGATGCAGCCAAAGTTACTAAGATTATTGTAAATGAAAGTGAAGGCAAGATTCCTGAACAGTATGTGATTAAAGATATTAATTTTAATTTTAAAGAATTAATTGCAACTACTCCTCACAACACAACCAACACTGCGCCCAGTGGTACAAGCAGCTATTCCAGTGGCGGTGGATTAGGTCGCGGCATGGTTGGTTCAGTCGCACAACCACCAGGCACTAGATTTCACAATCAAACTAATGAAGTTACAGTAGATGCCAAACACGTAGTGCATATCACACTCAGTGAAGGTCTAGACAACAACTATCCCTTCGGCAACAGTTTGTTAGAATCCGTATTTAAAGTCTATAAACAGAAAGAATTACTTGAAGATGCTATCATTATCTATCGTATACAGCGTGCTCCTGAAAGACGTATTTTCTATGTGGACGTTGGAAATATGCCAGCACATATGGCCATGAGCTTTGTTGAACGTGTCAAAAACGAAATACAACAAAGACGCATTCCTAGTAGTACAGGTGGCGGCCAAAACATGGTCGATGCTAGTTATAATCCACTTAGTGCAAGTGAAGACTACTTTTTCCCGCAGACAGCAGAAGGTCGTGGTTCAAAAGTAGAAACACTGCCAGGCGGTACTAATCTAGGCGAAATCACTGACCTGCGTTATTTTACTAACAAATTATTCCGTGCTTTAAGAATTCCCAGTGCATATTTGCCCACAGCAGTTGACGAAGCCCCAAACAGTCTAGCAGATGGCAAAGTAGGCACAGCATATATTCAAGAACTAAGGTTCAATGAATACTGCAAACGACTGCAGGCCATGGTAGTAGAAACCTTTGATGTTGAATTCAAATATTGGATGAACAACAATGGCATCAACATTGATTCCAGTTTATTTGAGTTAAAATTCAACGAGCCACAGAATTTTGCAGCCTATCGTCAAGCTGAACTAGACACCACTAGAGCAGCAATATTTTCGCAGGTTCAAGAAATGCCACATCTCAGCAAGCGTTTTGCTCTAAAAAGATTCTTGGGACTATCAGAAGAAGAAATCAAAGAAAACGAGCGTATGTGGAGAGAAGAAAACAGCGGTAATCTAAAACCAGCGCCTGATGCTAGTAGTGAAATGCGTAGCATAGGCATTACACCAGGTACATTAGGAGCAGAAACCACAGCACAAGATCAAGAAGCTGATCCAGCTATGGCTGCGGCAGCTGAACAACAGGCAGCAGCACCTGACGAGCAGGCCGTACCTACAGCAGTCTAAAATATAAATACAATATGCTCCTATTAGAATTTTTATATTTTAACGACAACAACAATGATTTTGCAGTTGATCGTAGATACGACAGCTCCAGAGATTCTTCTGTGGTTAAAAAAAGTGACACCAGAAAAATTCGACTAACACTTAGACAAATAAATCAACTGCGTCAACAAAGTGAAGCACACGAATTTGAAGAACAATCAGAACAAGAATTCATAAGACAAATGTATGGAACACCAGTTGAAGCCGCGCAACCAGCGGAATGATGTAGCTTTTGTACTAGGTAACGGCAAAAGCAGACTAAACGTAGATCCTAGAAACTTTCAAGAACAAGGCACTGTATACGGTTGCAACGCCTTGTATCGCGAATTTGCCCCAGATTATCTAGTGGCAGTTGATGTTAAAATGGTGAATGAAATAATAGCTTCAGGCTATCACAGAACACATCAAGTATGGACTAATTCCAACAAAGGCGTGGCATCAAAAGCAAATATCAATTTTTTTAGCCCGCATAAAGGCTGGAGTAGTGGTCCTACTGCATTATGGTTTGCCAGTACACACACCTATCAAACTATCTATATATTAGGATTTGACTATCAGGGAACTGGTGGAAAATTTAATAATGTGTATGCAGACACATTCAACTACAAGAAAAGCACAGATGCTCCTACATTCCACGGCAACTGGTTGAGTCAAACTGAAAAAGTTATCAAAGAATTTAGACAAATCAAGTTTGTTAGAGTTATTGAAGATGGTGCATTTGTGCCTGATCAATTGGGGTATCAACATCCCAATCTCAAACATATAAACTATCACGAGTTTAAATTAAATTACCCAGAAGTTATTTACAATAACTGAATCAATCAAAAAACTACCATTTAACACAGTTTTAATAAATCTGTGTTAAATAAAGCACGACAGCCAAATCATCTTTAAGGAGAATAAACATGTCAGATAAAAGTAAACTAGAGCAGATGCTCGAAAGCCTGGTCAACGACGATCAAGCTAAAGCAGAAGAATTATTCCACGAGTACGTAGTTGCGAAATCTCGTGAGATCTATGAAAATCTCATCGATGCAGAATTAGACGAAGCCGCTGAAGAAGACGAAGAAGAAGTCGACGAAGCTGTAGACGAAGAAGACGAAGACAAAGTCGACGAAGCCGTAGATGACGAAGACGAAGAAATGGAAGAAGGCTTTGAAGATATTGCCATCGAAGCTGATGACGAAATGGGTGACACACCAGATATGGGTGATGACCTAGAAGGCGAACTAGATGGAGAAATGGACGATGAAATGGGAGACAAAGCCCCAGAAGAGTTGTTCCAAGATCTAGATGCTATTGTAGATGAACTACAAGCCAAATTTGACGCAATGAACGGCGATGACATGGGTGATGACATGGGTGATGACATGGGTCCACCAGATGAAATGAAAGACGATTTCGATCTAGCCACAGTGCGTGAGTATGTAGAAAAAGTTGCAGGCGGTCATGGTGCAGAGAAGAAAGGCGGTGCAGAAGGCACATTTTCTGGCACAGGCGGATCTGCAGGTCCTGCTAACACAAAAAGTATTGTAGCAGGTAAAAACGACATGGGTGGCACAGCTTCTAACATTGCACAAAGCAAAGAAGAAGCAGTAACTTTGGCCAATCAAGGACATTTAAAGGGTTCCAGCCTATTTAAAGGCAACCCAAAAGAAGATAACGCAGGCAATATCAACGTTCCAGGCGGCAAGGCAGGTGGTGCTTTCAGTAAGAAAGAGCCAGGTCATGGTGCAGAGAAGAAAGGCGAAGCTGAAGGCAAATTCAGCGGAGCAGGTGGTTCTTCCGGTTCAGTTGATAAAGCAAGTCTTTTCCGTGGCCGTAGATAATAGGACGCAACGGTGAAAACTACCCTCAGTGAACAATTGAGTTTTGACCAGGCAAAGATTGTCTTGGAGAGCGAAGGCGAGGGCGATAAAAAATCGCTGCATCTGAACGGTATCTGCATTCAAGGCGATATCCGCAATCAGAATCAGCGAATTTATTCTTCTCAAGAGATTGGCAAGGCTGTCAAGACGCTCAACGAACAGATCTCCGGTGGATATTCAGTTTGCGGAGAGTTAGATCACCCGCAGGATTTAAAAATCAATCTAGATCGTGTTAGTCATATGATTACCAAGATGTGGATGGATGGTCCTAACGGCTACGGAAAACTTAAAATAATTCCCACTCCAATGGGTAATCTAGTACAGACCATGTTGGAGTCGGGAGTGAAATTAGGTGTATCGAGCAGAGGCTCAGGCGAGGTAGATGGCAGTGGTAATGTGCAGGGATTTGAAATAATCACAGTAGACATTGTGGCACAACCCAGCGCCCCGGGAGCTTATCCTACACCAGTATACGAACACTTGATGAATACAACAGGTGGATATAAGGCATTTACAATGGCAAAAGAAGTTCAAGGCGACCCCAAGGCACAGAAATACCTAGCAGAGAATCTGGTGAAAATCATCAGAGGTCTCAAATAACAGTAGGAGAATCACATGCTAGACATCGTAAAACAATTGTTTGAAAACAATGTGATTTCCGAAGAAATAAAATCGGAAATTGAAACTGCTTGGCAAAGCAGAATTCAAGAAAACCGTGACCACGTCACCGCAACACTTCGTGAAGAGTTCGCACAAAAGTACGAACACGACAAGTCTGCTATGGTTGAAGCTGTAGAAGCTATGCTAACGGACCGCCTACAAGCGGAACTAGGCGAGCTGGCCGAAGACCGTCAAGGACTAATTGATGCCAGAGCACGTTATGCAGAAAAAATGACACAGGATTCTACCGCAATGGAATCATTTGTCATGAACAATCTGCGTAAAGAGCTGGCTGAATTGCATGAAGACCGCCAACGTGTAGCACACAATGTAACACAACTAGAATCATTTATTGTGGATGCCCTAGCGAAAGAAATCGCAGAATTCCACGCAGATAAGAAAGATTTAGCTGAAACCAAAGTAAAATTGGTTCGCGAAAGCAAGGCTAAGTTTGAAGCTATCAAGAAAGATTTTGTTGCTCGTTCTGCAAAAATCATTGAAGAAACAGTCTCTAAAGGACTACGTTCTGAAATGAATCAATTGCGTGAAGACATTGAAGCTGCTCGTAGAAATGATTTTGGTCGCAGAATTTTTGAAAGTTTTGCCAGCGAATATGCTGCCAGCCATCTTAATGAGAAATCAGAAACCGCTAAACTTCTAAAAGCATTTGCTGTAAAAGAGCAAGAACTTGAAGAAGCAGCAAAGATTGTTGCAGATACACAGAAATTAGTTGAAAGTCGTGAAACAGAATTACGCATTGCTAAAGATCAAGCCACTCGCAAAGAAACAATGAGCGAATTGCTAAATCCATTAGCAGGAGATAAAAAACAAGTAATGAAACAATTACTTGAATCTATTCAAACTGACAGACTACATGTAGCCTTTGACAAATACTTACCAGCTGTAATGGATGGTGGAGTACCAGTTAAAAAAGCACTTACAGAATCAAAAGAAATCACAGGCAATAAACAGGCACAATCAATCAGCAGCGACGATAAAACTGCTGAAATCTTTGACATCCGCAGGCTTGCGGGACTAAAAGTTTAAGGAGAACTATAATGTCACAATTACTCGAGTCACGCTGGTCGGAAACCAAAGAAGCTCTTTTAGAAGGTCTTCAAGGTAACAAGCGTTCAGTAATGGCAACTACTCTAGAAAATAC